AAGTACCTAGATCAGTGGTAACTAAATTACCAGTATTGTCTATTGTCACTCTCCAGTAGTGAGGAGTAGCTTGGGTATCTTTTAAGATAATCCCTTTTGTAGCATTGGTAAAAACAATATCACTTTCTAAGATGGGATAGTTTAGAAACTTCCAAATAGTCTTAAGCCAATCTTTCCAAACAAACGAAAGTTCTTTGTTGTCAGGTACTGGAGCAATCATTAGAATCTCTTTCGGAATTGTAAGGCAAGAGTGGCTGGGGTAACTCCCTTAACAGGAGGAACTAAACCTAAAGCAGTTTCGTTATGTTTATCACCATAGAGAATTTCAGGTAAAGCCATTGGCATAACATTCTTATTATAACCAGAGACAAGTCCTAGAACTATTGCTAGTCTAAGTTTATCTCCGACAATAGGATCTGTTTGAAACTCCTTACCACCATAAAAAGAATCTTTATCAAGGCTGTTACGGTAGTAACCACCTAACCAACCATCTTTAGATTTATAACCTATACCAGCATTATTTTCATTGTACTCTTGGTCAGCACCAAGGTGCTTTGACAAGAATCCTGATGTGATCCAACCACGTTTATCTTCATCCATAATATCAGAATGTCCAGCACGTAAATTTAGGGAACAATAGCATAAGCCGGGATGTTGTTTGCGGTCTGGACGTTGGTCCAGGCAACCGGAGAGGTAATCGTTCTGGTTGCTGTGTCCGTGGTTGCGATGTTCCCGACACAGATCAAAGACACTCCATTTGATCCAGCAGTGATGCGGATCGTGCCAATCTCGGTATTGAGAGTGTTTTCAGCAATCATGTTGTCACTACAAACAACGCTGACGATTTCCCCAATTTCCACGGTGTGTGTGCTGACGATTGAGAAACCGGATGGAGCAATGGTTGTCCCCGCTCCTGAGCGGAAGTTGTCGGCCATGTAGTTAGATGAGAAGTGCACCGACTTCCCGCCGTTCGTGGCGTTGAATGCACCGCCATAGCACCGCTGGATGTTGTTCCCAACGTAGGAAGCAGAACCGCCGAAGTGGTAAATGCCGATGCCTGAGCTGATGATTTCATTGCTCTTGACCGAGCATGCAAACAGGGAGTTAGTGCCAATCAGCGTGATGCCGAAGGACTCTTCAGCCGCATTCAAGTCGATGTAGTTCCCAGCTATCGTGACGCCGCTCGGATCATCAATTCGGATGCCGTAACGAGTTCCGGTGATGGAGCCGGTTTCGTTGACAATGCGGTTACCGGTGATCGTTGAGTCAAACCCATTGATCCAGATACCAGCAAAAGCACAGTCCCGAATCTGGTTATCGCTGATAACGTAGTTCGCGCCGTTCGCATTGTTCCGAACGATGATTCCAGCATCGAACCCGGTGATCTGGTTCCCTGTGATCGTAATGTCGTCACCAGCGAAATTTAGCGTGATTCCGTCATTCTCCGAGCGCTTTGATGCAGCGTCCCAAGCAATCACGTTGTTTGAGATGATGATGTGCGAGCTGTACTGCTTGATGTAGATTCCGCGCGTCGGTCTGCCGGTTACCTCACGGATTACATTGTTTGCAATGACACCGTTATAGACCGGGAGAGAAGTCCCGCCAATGTCGATGAACTCGTCGTAGTCAATGCTGTCGGATGTGTAGTCGCGGTAGTTCGCATCCTCAAGATAATTATCAGTGATGACGAAGTTGCGCGTTGCATCGTTGAGGTCGATCACGTCGAATTCGGAGCGGTAGGCGCGATTACCAGAGATGCGCAGTCCGTCTGTATAAGTTGCGGTCGAGTGCTTGAACGTGTTCGTGATGCCTGATGTGTCTTCGTAAAGGTTGTCGCAGATCCACGTATCAGTGCAGCCGTAAAGCTCGGTAATCCCTCCCCAAAGAAAACGGTTGTCGGTGATACGCGTTCCGTTCGTTGTCTCCAGATGGAAGACGTATTGGATCGGTCGGCCAGCGCCCACCGTAGATCCCGGGGTTCCGTGACCCTCAAATGTCCACCCCGAGAACTTTACAGAACCAGTAGTAATGATCTTGAAATACTCGTCTACCCCGGTGCCGTAGGTAATGTCTGTCCGTTTGATCGTCGCGCCGTTGCCGACGAACTCGAAAGACGCTGTTCCAGAGTAGTACAGTGCGTAGCGGACACCAGATCCAACAGTGGTAGGAGATCCGCTGGCTAGACCGTTGATGAGGTAAATATCCCCAGGAATTCCAAAAATACAATCTACTCCACTATCAATAGCGGCTTGGAATGCAGCCGTATCATCGGCAACACCATCCCCAATAGCCCCATAATCCCGTAATGTTTTAGGAATCTTTGTATTAATTAAAGCAATAGCTGCTGTATTTGTTGGAACAGTAGTATAAGTTACATCATTAACATCATTAAGCCAGGAAGGCTCAATTACGGTACCATCTACGAATGTTGTATCACTCAAAAGAGTTCTCCTTTAAATAAGAAATAGCTGATGTTAGGGTAGAAAAATCTTCATTAAACATAGCGATTCCTACATTACATTTATTACATAGAAGACCTCTAATTTTACCGGTTGTATGGCAATGGTCTACAAAAAGATCAATTCTTTGTGCTTTGGTTTTCCATTCTCGATTAGCTTTCGTGGAACCACAAATTTTGCAACTATAGTTTTGGATTACTAACAAAGATTCATAATCTTCGACAGATAAATTATAAGTACGTTTTAAATGTGCTTTCCAAGCAGTGACTCTATATTTTTCAGAAGCTCTATACTTATCCTGTGCTTGTTTGGCCTTTTCTTTTTTAGTATCAGCCATTATACATTTCCTACATTAAGGTCCATAGTGATTCCCCACATACGGAATGGATAGTTATCGGTATATTCAAATCTCCAGTTCCGAGAACGGAATCTTCCACATTGTGTAATGTATGGATTACTGGAATGGACGTTTAAGTTTCTTGGAGTACTGAAAGTATTACCATCATCATCTGACCAGGAAACTTGCACATAGGTGTCAGTTCCGCCAGTGGCTGGGTAATCACAATACATACCTACTCTTGAACAGGTTTTCCAATTAAAAGTATCTGAATCATAATCTGTAGTTGTATATGAACAAGTAAAATTTTCATTAAAATCCTGATATAAAACATTATCAAATTGTGAGATCAATGTTTTTGCATTAAAAGCAATGTAAGGAAATTTCTGAAAGATGCTATTTACAGACCACACAGCTTGAATGCTTCTCTCCGCGTCAAATTCATCTAACCAGGACCACTTATACCAAAATTTAGTATCAATATCATATACTAAAATTAAATTTGATGAAGATAAAGTAAACACATAAAAATGATGGCCTAGCACAGTTAAACTAAATCCTTGTGCTAATGAAATACCATTAGAGTTAATAGCATTAAGACCGGCAGACTCGAGCATTCGATCTACCCATGAATTAGAAATAACTGTCAGTGATTCCCCATCTAATCTATAAATGCGTTGACTTTGATTCTTAGCACTTGCTGTAAAGAAAAGAGAATCTCCAATAGAGCATACGTTACTTGTTAAAGTAACAGCTTTATAATAAGACTCATTACGACTTAATGGAGAACCAGTTGGATTTGCTCCATCATAGAAAAATTCAATACCATCACGGCCAAAACAAATTAAATAGTTTTTTACTTTAGCTAAAGCAATGGCTAAATCAGGACTAATTTCTGCTGTAATATAATTACCAGCAGTCCAAGAAGATGGGGTATCTAAATCTGAGTTGTAGATATCCCCAGTATCCTTTTTGATGACAAACAAATAACCATCAAGAAATACAATAGTTGGGTAGGTACTAACAGGATAATCAGCATCAACAACTTTAGTGCTTACACCTGATCCTACTACGTGATACCAAAGTTCGGAACCATTATTAAAACAAACATAACGAGTTCCAGCACTTGTTAAGAAACCACAAAAGCCAACAGAGTTAACACTTGAAAGAACAGTACCAGTAGTAGTAGCGATTTGGGTTACTGTATTTGTGTCTACTTGACAAGAAAATACTTTATCTTCAGTTGCCCAATAAATATAATTTGAAGAGTCATCTTGGAAGTAACCATTAATAACACTTCCAGAAGAACTTTTATTAAAACTATTAACTGTGTCTTGAACACCAGCTCTTTTTACAAGAGCCATTGAGCGGGTTTGATTCTCGTTAGAATTCCGCTCATAAAACATATTAACAATTTCAGCATCACGTCGTACCCCAATAACACTAGAACGATACCAAGAGGCATCTGTAAAGTCTAAATTTACTGTTTTGTAAGTACTATTTTCTGGAGCTTTAGTGTAAGCCATTACCAACGAGCCTCAGGCTGGAAAAATAAAGAAGCGTCTTCAAAAGAATTGTCTACAGCCGTAGCTAAATAAGACTCTGCTTCTTTAATAAGAAGCGAGCGATCATTTAAGGGAACACCATATTCAGGAGCCATTCGCACAGCTAGATTATAAATAATAGCAGATACCCACTCTTCTGGAAAATCAGCAGTATCTGTAGAAGCAGAGAAGTACTCGATGGGACGTAGGTAGGTAAACTGAATGGTAACATTTGTCTGTGAATACGAGTCTGGTTCAGGCCAAACTTTAATCACACCTAAATTGACTTTAGGCTGATAAGTTACTTGAATAGGTACACCACTAGTTGAAGTAGGTAGGAGGTTATAGTTGAAATCACTAATAACTTCCAGTGGAATGCGAGTCTCTGAAGTCGAGTCCAAACGTACAGCTTGTAGCAAATGGACAGGATAAGGAGTATTGAGAGTCTGCCCAGTTCCAATAGTGTAAGAAGACGTTCCACTTGTTAAACTCATTGTGTAGGTTGTACGGTCCCAAACCATAAGGCCCTTAGTACGGAACTCTCCAATAAGAGCGTTCAGTTTAATAAGGGCATTGGTGTACTCAGTGGTAGTAGGAGTCTGATCTAAAGCAAGAACACCGAGGGTACGCAGAGCGGCCTCGATGAATTGATTGCGTGTGAGTTGATTGGTAGTTACGCCACTTGTTGCCATTATTCGTGTCCGTTAGTTGTAAGATCATAAAGAACAGAGTAAGGAACAGAATCATTACCTGCTTGTGCACATCCTGCTTCTGCTAAGCCAGCATAGCCACTAGAAGAAACAATATCACAGCTAGCTGGTACAAACTCTGTAATAGACTCTCGGTTCTTAAAAGCAGGCACAGCAGTCTCTGGCCTAATCTTAATCATTAGCTGAGGATGCTTTGGTTCCCAGCAACTTCTACATACATATAGGCCCGTCCATTCTTTACGAATGTCGGAAGAAGGGAAAGTAAAACTGCAGCGAGGGCAGTCATACTTCCAATTACCAGGCCATTTAGTTTTTCTCATGGGAACTTAATATAACCTTTACCAGCTAAAAAAGCTACAGTGGCGAGTCCAATCCAAACAAGTAGTTTTGTAACTACACCTTTACCAATCTCTTTATAAAAAGAATCTTGTATCTCTTTAACTGCCATTTTTGCAGCCGTTTTAGCAATGAGCATCTCTCGCTCAGTTAGTTGCATTTCCTCTTGGTTGTCCATTATCCGCCCGCTCCTGTTAGTGGAAGTTTTGTGCCTTCCCCAGAGTTAGGTTGTTCTGGAGAACCGGCTGCATTCAAAGTGTCATTTTGATTAGAAAGATCAAGTGTGCCAAAGATTGTAATCACAATATTACCCTCAGCTTGGCAGGTGTCACTTATATTAGTTCTATTTAAAGTACTTAAAACTATTGTGGTACCCTGACTAGCACTTGTATCATTTACATTCGTAACATTTATTGTGCCAGAAGAGGGTTGCCCAGAGGAACCGGAACCAGAACTGGTATCATTAATATTTGTTACTGAAACTAATCCAACTATAACAGGACTTCCCTGAGATGTACTGAAATCTGAAATGTTTGTTCTAGCAAGGGCTCCTATATTTATAGAAGAACCACTAGCAGAAAGAGAATCATTAATATTTGTTACTGCTATAGTACCTGTGATAGTGGCTAAACCACCCACTGTTCCATCTGCAGCAAGGGTATCATTGTTATTTGTAGTCGCTAAAGATCCAGAAACTCCTGTAGTAGTATTAAAAAAGAAGTCTGTAAAAGAAGTGACAATATCACTACTATGGCCAGCAATCCTATTTTTATAAAGGAGTTTTCCAGAAGAACGTCCAAGTCTCCGAGACTTGGACCAAGCAGATATAAGAGGATGTTTGCCTTCTCCTGACATGAAGGCTTACCCGTGTGTTTCTATGTATGTTCCCGTAAACTGAGTTGCTGTTGTAACTGAGGGAAACCAAACTAACTGTGGCACAGTACCATCATATAGTCTGGGCATACCACTGGTTAAAACATCAATAGCATTTCCAATATTAGCAGCAGAAACTTCCATTTGAGCTAAAATACGAAACAAAACTAAGTGCATTGTTCCACTTGTTCTAGTAGCACTTTGAATAAAAGAAGAAGGGGCACGAATACCTGTGTCACCAGCAGCTAAATTAAAAATCTCAAAGGTACCTACAGGGGGAGAAGCAACAGCAGTGAAAGTACCTGTATTACCAGCATTTCCTGCTGAATCTGTATATGTGAGTGTTACTGTAGGAACACCAGCCCCACCAGTAGCACTCCATTCAATAGCAGCCATTACTTGATCTCCATTAGTAGTTCCATCACCACTTCTAGAAGGTAGTGCAGCAGCAGCAATAGCTTGGGCTGCCATACTAGTAACACTTAAGGCTGAGTTTTCCCACAAACGATCTATTAACATCATCACTCCTGCGGTGGAAGCATTAATAGAAAGTCGGCCTAAATAAGCATTTCCAGTACCTGGGTTCGTTCTAGGAATCTGACCTTGTTTAGCATTACCTGTTACTGCTGCTCCATTGATACCAGCAGCAGGCGCAGCACCAGCCCCTGGATTACCAGCAGCATACCAAAGAGTATAACCTCGCATGGCTCCAACAGCCGCTGTTGCAATGCCTGTTTTTGTAATTGGTTTAGGGATTTGAAATCCAGCAATAGCTCCATCTAATGTTGTGATTGCCATTTTTACTTTCTTTTGTTAAGCACCTACACCTGTTAACGGAAGTCGAGTACCCTGACCTAATACTGGGTTACCTACGGTACCAGAAGCACTAAGAGTGTCATTTACATTGGTTTTAGCTAATGTTCCTATAACAAGAGGAGAACCCGATGCCGACAAACTATCATTTGTGTTTGTAAAGGAAAGGATTGCTAAAACTGTAGTTGTTCCGGTAGCAGATGAAGTATCATTTATGTTAGTAACTGCTACTGTCCCAGCTACTGCATTTCCAACAGAACCACTTGCACTTAGAGTATCGTTAATATTAGTGGTTGCTAAAGAGCCCACTACCGTTGTAGTACCAGTAGCTGCACTTGTGTCATTAACATTTGTTTTAGCTAAAGATGCTACCACAGTGGTAGTTCCTTGAGCTGCACTGGTATCATTTGTGTTTGTTACAGCAAGTGTTCCTGAAACTGGTTCACCAACACTACCAGAGATAGCTCCAGTGTCATTGGTGTTGGTTACAGCTAAAGAACCTACTACTGTTGTTGTACCAGTAGCACTTGACGTATCGTTAACGTTAGTCTTCGCTAATGATCCAGTAATGGTCGTTGTACCACTAGCTGATAAAGTATCATTAGCATTTGTTCTTGCAAGAGTACCTGATGCTCCAGAAGCAGCTTCCTCAAACCCTGTTGCCGAAAACGTCAGGTTAGAAGACCCTGACGCCGTAATCGCAGTGGTTACGTTTCCAGTGGCATTCAGCGCCGTGTAGTACTCAGCGGCGGCTGATGTGCCCCAATCGGCAATCTCTGTAAACCCGCTGCCCGCAGTCCAAGTGCGATCATTCGTGGATGTGGCGAGTGCAAACACCACACCGACAGCCGAGCCCATCGCAATGGTGACAGAGGCTGTCGTTGAAGATGTTGGAACAGCACCAACGCTGCTAACAGGGGCTTGGTTTTTCAGCCCCGAAATTTCTATCTGGATCGCGTGCTTGTAGCGTGTCGCGGCTGACCAGGTGCCCGTGCAGACGTTCGAGGCATTCCCAGTGATGTTATGGCTATAGAACCAGCGTGCGATAGCGCCGCCGCCACCCGGGCCGATCTGTGTTAGTGCTGTGTAGGTGTTCCCTGCCGTATCAGTACACGAGGAAATAGTCGCTACACCCTCGCCCTCTTGGGCGACAAAACCGACTAGCAGCGTATTGCCGGTCGTGGTGCTCTTTGCTGCGGTCGCTACTGTCGTGTTTGACGCGCCATCCTGACCTGTGACCGCAGTACCGACAAGTGCGGCGGCCATAGCGTTAGCTAATCGTGGAGATTAGCGAGTCAAGAGTGGTTCTGAACCCTGCCAGAGTTGCGGTGCTGAACGTGCGATACACGAGTGTGCCGTCATTCGCCATCGTGAACGCGAGTTTGAAGCCTGAACCATCCTGGGGGAAGTTCGCCACGATCCACGCCACAGCCGCATCAATCTGCGCTACCATTGTAGTGTATTCGGTGGTTATGTTCAGTGAGCCGTTGTTCTCCTGAGTCTGAGCATATGTAGCCAGACCAGGAGTAGCGGCAAGAAGTCCCATCTCCTCTTTTGACCTAGCAAGCATTGCCGCATAGTTTAGGATGCGATCAGCTCCAACCGCACCAGCAAGAGATTGCGCGCGTAGGTTCACCGACTGACTACGCACGTCGTTGGCACGGCCCTTCAATAAACGATAAGCGTCTGCTAGATTTTGGTTTGATGCTGGAAAAGCCATTAAGGATTACCTTCAGTAAGAACAAAGCTAGTGATTGAAACTGGCTGTGTAATAACAATAGAAAGAGTAGTAAGATTCAAGTCTGAACCTGAAGTACCACAGTTGCCATCCATTACTACAGTAGCAGTTGAGTCTACTACACGGAACCAAGAAGCTGTACCAGTAGCATTAGCACTGGCATCTTGTGTAATAGACGAAGCTGTTAAGACACCAGAGGCAGCAGCACTAAACATAGGATCTGTGGCTGTAAGTTCAGCAAGAAGAGTCGTAGCAGCACCCCCCGTAGCTGGCCGAGTACCGTCATAAATACGAATTAAAGCGGCACCAGCACCAGCATTTGCTGCGGTGTTAATGGCGTCCATTCGAGTATTGCGTAAGGTTGTTACATAAGCAATAGCCATTATGCACCTTTCCTATATTTATTCATTTTACCAGGAATCGCACGATAAACTTGTTTCTTCAAATCTTCTTTAGAACGACTTACAAAAACAATTTCATCCACTACGCCACCCATATAACTATTTAAACGAAGAGTGGCTTTATAACCATGTTCTTTAGATTCTTCATTAATAATTTCCCAATATACACTATAATCACTTCGTTGATAATCAGACACCTTAGGGGCAGTAGTATCTTTAAAGCTAGATACTTCTTTGTTAATAATTTGTTCAGGAACATTAAATTCCGTAGGATTAGAAAATAGATTTTTAAGCCATTGAAACATTAGGAAGCCACCGGAATTTCTACATAGAGGACATGTACGCCAGCAGCGGTAGCAGCCGAGGTCGTAACCTGCAATGCAGCACCAGCAGCGGTTTCACACCAACCATGTTCGTTATAGGGAAGAACAACACCGCCATTGGCACCTAGAGGAAACACAGCAGTAATATCTGTAGTTGCTGATTCTAGGTTTACGTTGTTCGCTAGGGTTGTCACTACAGCTAAACCTACGACGCGATACTTTTTGTTAGCAACAGCCGCCACTAGTTGAGTAGTAGTGGCTGTGCTAGGATTCGCGATAACAGATTTGACTGGAGTAACAAGAGGGGAAGTTCTTGTTACGTTAGTCATGATTAACCGCGTTCTGCGTTAGAGCCGTTGAACACGATGAAGTTAATGACATCAGCCGTAGTGTCTGCAGTGGCAGCATCTAGGTTGGTCATAGTAATATTGAATGAGCCATTAGCCACTGCGCTTACATAAACCTGTGGTAAACCAGTACCGACAGCTTGTAGAGCAACAACAGGGACAGAAGCCACAT